CTTTGATTTTTTGAGAAACCTTTTCTCGGTCTTCCGTCAATTGTATGATTCGTTCGGCATTTTTGAGTTGCTCGGTTGATGCCATATTACAATCCTAATGCTTTTTCTATTCTTGCTCTTTCTGCTCTTGGATTTTTCTTGAGTTTTTTTAATGCATCTGCTATCTTTTGGTCTTTCTTTGAAAAGATTCTGTCAAGTTCTGCATCATTGATACCCTTGATTTTATCTACAAGAGTGTTTAACAGACCTTCAAGTAGTCCTTGCTCATGTAGTTTATTTAATTGTTCTTTCTTAAACATAAGATTAATTTCCTTTGAATGTTGGAATCCAATAATAAATATCAAAATCCTATATTTTATGAACTATCTTCTTCTTCGCTTTTCTGCCTTTTCTTTTTCTTTTTTACGAACTTCGAGTAGTTTATTAGTATAGAATCTGCGAAGATATACGGGCATGGTGTAAAGTTCTGTGAACGAGAACTTTGAATCATAATATACTAATGAAAATATTTCTTCGTGTAGGTCTAATTTATTAGATGCTGTCAGGCCAAAAAAATCGTACCCCTACAGGTATATTTACCTTATGGGGCTCTCCTATTTGACTTGTATATTCTTGTTCGAATATTACATCTGGTGTAATTGTTTTTAGATGTGCTCTGTATTCTCTTGTATCTTTAGCAAGAAATTGATTATCAACAAAATCATTAATCTTTGATTTATCAGTTTCACCATCTACTGAAATGATTTGTCTTTTTAATCTTGTGGTAAGTTCTCTTGAAACACCACCAATTGCTTGTACCTTTTTGTATCCCTCTATTTCAGCATCAAGTTCTCTCTCATCTTTATGAGTTAGTAACTTAAACTCAATAGTTCTCTTGGATGTAGGTAAGGTAAATTCAAATTTGTTTCCATTTTTGAATAACTTTTCATCTGGTTTGGTTGTTTCTAATTTTGTTAAATCAAATGATGTTTCAACTTCTAAACCAGTGTCTGGGTCTGTGATTTTTATATTGTAGTCTTTACCATATCCCAACACACGAGTTCCTACCATAAGTGCATTCTTATCACCGATTAATAAATCATCTAATTTAATTTTAGGGTCTGCAATAACACTTTCCAATAATTTATCAATTACTGTCCCTTTTTCAATTAAGTTTGCAGAGGTAAGAATATCCTCTTCTCTTGCAGTCATGTATTTAACTTCTATTGTTCCACTACTTAATGGACTATCTTTAGGATATAGTAATCCTTTTGATGGTAAAGATAATTGTTCAGTAGGAAACGCGTACTGATTCTCAGCCATTGTTTATCTCCTATGAAATGAATTTAAAACCATATATAATAATTATGTTGTAACTTTCGTAAAAACGAATTTATTTTTTTATTTTTTATTTCCTAATACTTTTTCAGCACCTGCGATACCGAAACTACCTAAAGTAGTGAATAGAAATGAATTGTATACTACATCATTGATAACTAAGTCTTTACCCATGATACCAGTAACAACATCTGCTCCTGCAAAAATAACCATTATTGTGAATGCACCGAAACCAATTATTGATTTCTCATTGTACTCATTGTCATCTTTGAAAATTTCCCACATACTCATATGCCCTCCGTTCTTAGAATGATAAAATAGCGTAATCGTAACGAAGTGTTAAACTGATATCAGCAACATCCGTTCCGTTAGCAAAATCTAAATCGTTGAAGTTTGCTGTTTGGATAAATGCACCAACCAACTTCCACTCTTCAACTTTATCTCCAACTGGTCCTAAAAGATTGAAAGTAATATCTTTCTTATAGAAATCAGAGTATCCATCACGACCTGTTACAGATTCATGATGTAATCTAACCCATTCCATAACTGCCTGAGCACCTGATGGAACGATTGGGTCATAGAGAGTAATCTCTAATGGTTCCCAAGTACCTTTACCTTTAAGGTATCGTTTAACATTGATATGATTTAGTTCAATCTCCTCAAATGTGATTTGAGGTCTATTCATTGTTTTTACAAAGTAACTCGGTATACCATCGATATCCATAATGAACCTATTTTTAGTTTTAGGTTCAAACGCTTTGAAAAAGATTTCGTCTTGATTTAAAATATCGGCCATTTTTATCTCCTAAAGTATTTGCCTTTAAAATTTCTTCGATAATAAATATCAGCAAACAAAAAAAAGTGAATTATAGTAGTACTTTCTTCTTAGTTTTATTGAAGTTTTTTAAAAATAATCCTTGACTTGTATAGGTTTTATGTTGTATATTAAGATATAAGAAATGAGAGATAAATAATGAATTGTAATAAATGTAAAAAAGTAAAAGCAGTTATCGAGTACAAAGATGGTAAATATTGTACTTGGTATTGTGCGAAAAAAAAATAAAAAAACACTTGACTCCAATGTTTAAAAGCATTATATTATAGTGTAATAATGATAGAAAAGGATAGAAATATGGATATGGGAACTTTTGCGATAGGTTGTATGAATTATGAATTGAATAGAGATAATGGTAAATTACCAGAACATGATATTGAGTTCCAAAATGAAACTAATATTGGACCAGTATGGAACAATGATAAACCATTAACAAGACAAGAACAGAGAGAAGCTCTTGAAGAAGATGGTAGAATGACTTACAACGAAATAGAGGAATGGTTAGATGCGTTAGAAATGTAAATTTGTGGGTTCTCGATTACTACATATTTGAAATCGAAAGGGTTATGCAGAGTTTCACTATATTAGAAACAGCAACAAAAAACCCCACTTGAAAAAGCGGGGTTTTTGTTTGTCTATTACTTACTAATAAACTTATTCAGGAAATGCTGCTCCTGTCGGTTGTATTACGAAATCCAACACGATGAATTCAGCAGTTCTTGTAGGTTGAATGAAGATTTGACCAACTAATTGGTTTCTATCCACAACATCTGGTGTGTTGTTTGATTCATCCATTACTACTTTAAACGCACTTAATCCACTATTTTGTTGTACACTATTCAAGAATGGGTTCACTATAGATAGGAACTTGTTTCTTGTTGCACTTGTGTTTTGTTCGAATACCAAGAACCTTGATGAAGAAGCAATGAATTTACGAAGTCTGATTAACAGTCTTCTTACATTGATTCTATCAAGAGCAGATGGTTTTCCTTGTAATGTTTTTTGTCCAAACACCACAACACCTTGACCTGGGAATGAAGCAATTGGGTTAACACGACCTTCATAGAGTTCATCTCTTTCTGTATGTGTTAATCTTGTTTTTGCTTCTAATACTGATGATAATCCACCACGATTCAATCCAGCAGGTGCAAACCATTCGTGTGCTATAGAATCATTAAATGATAACACACCTGGTAATACAACTGATGGTGGAACCCATACTGGTTTATTTTTACTTTCATCAATTATCTTGACCCATGGATAATATGTACCAGCATAATTAGTATCGATAGTATTAATATCTGATACTGCATTTGCCACACTTCTACCCCATCTTGAACCATCCATAATGTAGAATGCATCTGCACGAGATTCTACTTTACTAATACCATGATTAGTAACTGAATTATGATATTCATGTATGATACCTGGTGTTACCAATAAATTGATATCAAACTCGTCTGGATTACTTACTGCATTAATTGCTCGTTTGTAAGCAACAGAACCACTTGCATTCGCATCATTACAATTGAATCCTTGTGTGTTTGTACCTGAAATATCATTACCTACTGCTTTCAATGTTGTTGGGTCATCACCATCAAATCCGCCTTGGAAAGGAACAACAAATTTCAACTGAGATTTCGCTGCAGCTGTTAAAGATAGATTTTCACTTCCATCTGCGTATGTTGTTACACCAAGTGTAGATGCATCGGTATGTCCTAACATATTCTCAAGTGAGAATACTGCATTGTTTCCAGTGCCTGCACTTGCAGGTATTGGAGCAAGGTATTGTTTGTTAGTCTCTGCTGCAAATTTCCAACCATAGTAAACATTTTGGTCAAATACACCGAGTGTGTTGTTTTGTGTTGATACAAAACTTGCACTTGGGATTGTTGTTGTTCCAAGAGTTGGATTACTTGCTGCTGCAAAACCATGTGGTATTAATGATTCATCGATACCCTCAAGATTTGTTATGTAATCAGATATGTAAATATGTACTGATTTGTTTGGCCAATCACCATTGTAGGTTAATTTTCCATTTGTATCTATTGTTACATATCTATCACCAATTACTCTTGGTAGGTAGTTTTGTGAATCTGAATCGAAGTTTAGATTAGTAAACTCTTCCATTACTTCGCCATCATTGGTTTCACCTGGATTATTCTTCAACACTCTTAATGAAAATGAACCAAAATCACTACCTGGTACTGAACCAGCTGCAGTTAAATCTGCAATAGCGATTTTAAAGTTATCATTTACATCTGTTCCATGTGAACGAGTATTTACTTTAAATAAACTTTTGTTTGCACTTCCAACCAACTGAGATACGATGTAAGGTGTAGTTGCTACTGCGTAATCGTGAGTGAAATCTTCCCCATTTGAGGTTGAAGCACTTACTATACTCATACTTACATTTGCATCGAATCCATTGGATGATTGAAAGTCTTTGAAGTTCTTGTAAACATAAACATCATTGTTTGTAGATTGTGGGTCTGACCCATAAATCTTTGTGATGTAGTTTGCAGAACCTGTGTTAAATGAAATTGCCTTTGCAGAACCATTGATTGTTATTGTAGCAGCTTCAAAATCACCACTTGCGGCTATTGATGCTGATGTTGGTCCACCCAAGTCTAAGGATGGAGCATTTCTCGATGGTTTTAGTACTGCAGCGGTAATAGTACCAAGAGAACTTGAAATAGCTAATCTAATTGATGAGCTCTGATATCCCCCTAATCCTAATACACGAACAATTGTCACTGCTGGAGCATTTTTAATGTACTCCTTGACGGTGTAAGGTACATAGAAACGACTATCAACTCCACCAAAGATATTTTCAAATTGTGAAAAGCTTGTGATTTGGGTGGGTACAAATGCTGGTCCCTTGACAGTTGGACCAATAATTGCAGCACCTATATCAGCAATACCTTGTGGTAAGAATGATAGGTCTTTTTCGTTTGTAAATACACCTGGACTGACTATTCTCTCTGCCATGTGTTATTCTCCTATTAATATTAAATTGTGAGTAAAACTTTATACTTACTCTATAAGTATCATTTTAAAATCTCAAAATATACTCAACCAAGAACTTTTTTTAAGTAATTGGTGTAAATTCGCCAGTATCCACATTTAGATTACCTTTTCCGTATTTCTCTTCTAAGGTTTTAGCCAATGTTGCTTCTGTATCTTGTACTTGTTGATAAGCTGCTTCTAATTGAACACCATATTGTTCAATCTCGTCTACTTGTTTTAGAGCCAAAATTTTTCTTACTTTGGTTCTACCGAATTCTTGTTGAATATTAAGGTAGTCGTTTCTTACTGCCTCTAATGATTTTAACTCGTCTTCTGTAAACTTGACAACATTATCTGTATCTTTTTTCTTTGCCATTATAACTCCTTGTTAATTTACTATAAATAAATATAAAACTATTTGTTCAAACAATCACAATTCTTTTCGATATGTTTGATTTTTTTATCTAATTCTTTGATACCCTCAATCAATAATGGTATAATCTTTTCATATTGTACACCCTTATACCCACCATCTCTATCTTTAACTGCTTCAGGTATAATTTCTTCTATTTCTTGAGCAATAACCCCAACATCATGACCACTATATACTTGTTGGTTTTCATTCCAATCAAATTCATATCCACCAATCTTATTAATCTTATCTAATGGACTTCCAATTTGTATTATATTATCTTTTAATCTTTTATCGGATGAATTAAACGCTATAACATCTCCACTTGCTCTGATTGTAGAACCACTTATGTTACCAGTAAACAAAGCGTGTCCTGCATCTGACATATCTAATGTTAATGCAGTTATGGTTGCACTATTATCAACACCTTTGAATACTATATCTTTATCGTTTGTTGCAGATTTTATAACGAAATCTGAAGTATCTCTTTTGAATCTACCAAATTCAGTACCACCATCTTTAAGGATAATATCAGTACCATCTGCATCAAGAATAATATCACCTGCTGCATCAAGTGTTAAATCACCTGAAGATAATGCTATTGTGGTTCCATCAATGTTGATGTTATCAATATCTATACCAGCATCTGCTGTAAGTTTTTCAGCAAAAGTCCATGTTTCATCATCTAATGCATTTTTTAGATTTGTCATGGAAGTTACACCAGTACCACCATTTCCTACAGGTAATGTTCCTGTAACATCTGCGGTTAAATCAATTTGATTTCTTGTAATAACTTGGTTACTAATTGTGATATAATCAGGTGTTCCACTTAATGTAACATCACCAGTATTTGTACCAGTGGTATTTCTTAAATTATCGGCCTGAGTTTTACCAATCTCCGTTCCACCAATGGTTAGAGTAGATGCATCAACTTCAACTCTACTGGCAGTTACATAACTGAAAGATGCACTTACACCAGATATATCACCACTTAAAGTGATATCATTTAATACGGCATTACTACCCGATGTTACTACTTTTTTCCAACTTGGCATCTATTTTATCTCCTTATGGTTGGTTACCCCTCGGCCCACTTCCTTGTTGCCAAACAAGGCCAATAAGTTATTCTTCAACCCAAAGTTCTCCGTCTTGTTCTTTAAGTCTTTGCTTTTCTTCTTCTTGAATCTTAGAAATTTCTTTATCAACTACGGATTTCGTTGATTCAACTTTTTGTACTTTCGCACTTGTTCTATTTATCAATTGGTATTGCGATTTTAGTTTATTAACTACTTCCATTGCCATACCTAAATGTTTACCTGGAATCATAGAGTTCTTAATTAATTCAAACAAGAACTCTATCTCATCCTTTTTAAACTTAGCTACTTCATTCACTATACTCGTTGTTTTGCCTTTAATATTAAAAGCCATTGTAACCTCACTTTAGTTTATGAATAAATCCAAATTGTTCCATCATCTGTGTTAACATGCATCATACCAATTCTATCAGTTGCACTTGTTCCAAAATCACTTGGATTAGCACCTGCAACAGGATTAACTGCTGAACCACTAACTGATACCACATATTGTCTTGGTGCGATTGATGTAGCATTTTCTGCCGTATCATCTTCTTTCGTTAATGACCATCTCTTTGCTGAATCATCATATCCAAGAGCTGTTCCAAGTCCACCTGCACCAGTTCCAACAATCAAACCACCATCACCACTTGTTGAACCACTTGAAGCGTAGATAAATCTATCTGCAACTCTCAAGTTAGTACTATCAATTGTGGTTAATGAGCCATTTACATCTAAATCACCAGTAACAATAACACCACCACTAAATGTAGCAGTATCACTTGATTGATTACCTATTGTAAAGTTACCACCTAAATCCGTATTCAATGCAGTTGCTAAATCAGCACCACCTGTAGTATAGAATGTATGAATCTGGTCTGCAGTTGCAAGTCCAGTCCCACCATTTGCTATTGCTGCAGTTTTTGCTGATAGAGTTACTGCTCCACTTCCATTGTATGTTGTACCACTATTTAAGTTAAGTGTTACATTATCTATGGTTAAATCATTTGGAACTTTCAATACTGATAGTGTATCACTTGATAATTCTATTGTTGAAGTATCTGCGGAATCTGTATTTAACATAGTTCCATGAACTTTATCAGCTCCAATTGTTGTAGCACCATCGTTACCGATTGTTATATCACCACTAACTGCTACTGAATTAATATCTGTTCCATCACCAATTAAAATTTGTCCATCTGTTTTTGCATCTAAATCAGTAGGTGCGTTTGAACCACCACCAACTTTAATACTACCTTGTGTGATGTTTGCTAACATATTGTTGTCTACTGAATCATTTGCAATAGTTAAAGCTCCACCTGCTGCGATTGTTGCATCTCCACTAACATTTCCGAATATAGCATCCTCTACATTACTAAATGTAATTTTCTTTTCTGTTCCGTTATCTGAATATAAAAGGTGGTCTTGTGTTTGATGTAATGCTGTTCCTGCTGAAAATGCATCAATATCCAAACTTGCTGCTGCTATGTTTGTTAAACCTGAACCATCTCCACTAAATGAACCAGTCATCGAACCTGTGATGTGTGAATCTGCTACTGCTGAATTATTTGTAAAATTATCTAAAGTCGTATTACCTGCGTTTAGTGTTGAAGTACCGATATCAATGTTACCGAAACCACTTGAAATAGCTCCAGCCCCAAGCGTACCCACACTTGTAACTCCTGTCTGAGATGCATCAACATTAATCACTAATGTTCCATCTCCAGTTACCGCGGTTAAACCAGTTCCTGCAACATCTGCTGCTGCTTCTACTGCTGGTCCACCTGAACCACCCACGATTATACTTCCGTTTGTTGTTAAGGCAAGAGACCCAACTGCATCTGTACCACTATCTTGTGAAATTAAAACCGCTTTATCTGTTAAAGATGTTCCACCAATACCACCTTGTGCTACTGGTAATGCAGTGTCTAAAGTCAAAGAAGATAGTTCCGCAGCCGAACCACTTACTATTACTTTTCTCCATTGTGCCATTATTTTCTCCTTTTAGAGTATTATTTCTCTATTATTAAATATTAAGTTGGTGAGTTTTCGTATCCTAAATACCATGCAGAACTACTATAATACATACCACCCTTAATTGCAGTAGGTATTGTAGTAGATTCACCCAACACTATTACTTTATCATCTATCTGTACTGATATTTCATCACTTGAATTTTTCAATGTAAATAAATCTGAACTATCAGTTGCCTTAAATGTAAATGCTGAACCTGTAACACTTAGGTGGTTTGAACTCCCACCAGTCGTATTAAAGGTAACATTATTGTAAGTGAAACCATCTGTCAAACTTAGTGTATCTATGTTTGCGGTTCCATCTAAATGTAAATCTTTCCATTGGAATGTTGAACTTCCTAAATCTATTAAATCATCTTTGGTAGGTGTGAATGAACCACTTATACTTAAACTACCTGTAAATTGATGTGTATCATCTATGGTATCACCAAATTTAGATGAACCACTTAATTCTTGTGTTGTTATGTTGGTAACCGATGAACTAACAATATAATTGTTTGCAGTTATATCCCCATCAACAAATAAACCTGTACTTAAATTCTTACCAACATATTGATAAGCACTCATATAAACTTCTAAATTGGATGAAAGTGCAGATTCAAATTGTATTACACCTGTTTTATAATCAAACTGATAATCATTAACTGATACAATATCACCACCACTTAATGAACCACTATCTAATGATGTGGATTTAAATACTTTAACACCATAACCAGGTGTTCCATCTTCTGTATTAGCGTTTGCAAGTGCACTTACTGAATACTTAGGTGATATAAAATTAGTTTGTTGTCCATCTTGAATCAACTGCGGTGTTACTCCACCTGTACTTCCTGTCGGAACCATAAAGAAGAATACATCATTAGCAACATTAGACCTTGTTAATCTTTGTCTAAAGTAATATTTTAGTACACCACTTGTTTCTCCACTTTGAGCACTTCCACTAAATGGTAATCCACTTGATGGAATTAAGTGAGTCTCTGTAAATATTTCACTTGCACCTAAATCTAATACATCGGTAAATGATTCTTGTGCGGTATTTAACGCATCACTTGTAAATCTTCTGTTACCTAACAGTCGATTTGATTTTTTAGTTTGGTCTATTGCCATTAACTATACCCCAATGTTATTGATTGTATTGGTGATGGGTCTCCCTTGTATCTCACCACTACATAAAGTTCTTCATCTGTAGAATCTAAGAACATCCCATCTGAGTTTCTCATAGGGATTGTATAAGTATTACTTGAAACACTACCACCTGTATTTCCATATAAATCTATATTACTTGAAAATGGATTCTTATGATTATCTGTAGTTATTCCACTTTCAATTAAGTTACTTGTGGTATCACTTGGGTCAAATAATCTTGCAGTAGATATACTTGTATTTCCACCTGCACTTGTACCACTTTTAAATATTATTGCACAAGCAATTCCATCCGAAGTAGAGTTCCAATTCACTAATGTTTTGTTATTCAAGTTTACAGTCATACTTGTTTTGTTTCCACTTGATTTTTGGAATCTTCTTATATAATATTTGTATGTACCACTACCAAAATTTTCTTTAAACCAATATCCATAATCACCACCTGGGTCTACTAAGTAACCTGGTTTTACTTGTAAATCATAATCACCGAGAACCGCATCCCCCTCATCATTCGTTTGGAATGAGTCTGTTGTGAAATATGCTCCATTAAATGCAGTTACATTGTCTGCCAATACTATTCTGAAATCTTCACCATCAAAACCCTCTGTAGTACTATTTACTGAAGTAGGGTCATATCCTTGTGCTCTACTATAAATTGCTAATGAACCACTATCACTTGATTGTCCAAATAGAGTTGCATCATAAAAACTTTCTGCTGGTGTGGTATCAGTTACACTTGAGTTCTTCCAATTTCTACCAGTCGCTCTAAATGTTAAACTATAATTTAAAGTGTTGTTACTTGTTCTATTTTGTCCAACATTATCACTATTACTATCAAGTGAGAAAGTGAATGAAGAACTTGCAACTGCAATATCTTGAATCTGTGGGTCATCACCACTACTTCTCTTTGTAGTTCTTGTTCTATCAATTACATAATTAGTTGCACCTGTTGATGATACACCACTATTACTTACAGTCGTGGTTGTATTACTTAATGATGTTGAACCAATATTATCCCAAGTATCTGTTGGATTTGAATTTACCATTACTGATGTTCCATATCCAAATGCTGGGTCAAAGGATTTACTTACCTCTGATACAAAATCATGCCCATAACTTGTTGTTAATAGATATGGTGCTCCACTTAAACTTCTTGATGTTGCTGAGAAACTTGTTCTACTTAAAGAACTTGTAACTGCTACTGTCGGGTTACCAGTCGTGATATCGGTTGTTAATCCACCTGTATATAAATAAAATCTTGTAGTTCCATCTGAACCATCTTTGTATATGAAATCACTTTGTGAACCTGTCTTTAATCCAACCACGATATCATGTAATTTATAATATCCACTTGCTGATATTGCATTTGCAGCCGTTGCACCACCTGTATATTTTCTTCCACTTATTGGTCCTGCAACACTATTGAAATCTCCATCTTGATATGCTGATGGAATAACTGCAGGTTGTGATGTTACTATTTTACTTAGTATCAACCCGTTTGATGTACCAAATGAACTCTGTGTGTAATCTACAAAAGATGATGTATGATATGTTGAACTTGCATCTGGTGTTGAATCGGAATAATTATCACTAAATGATTGTGAAGCGATTACTCGTACTGAATATGCAGTTGCTCCACCACTCGTTAGTATTCCTAATCCAAAGTAATTACTATTACTACTTACATCTGTACTACCACCTGCGTTTGCAGTTATAGTGTTTGTAAATGTACCAAAGGTTCCTTGTGTTGTGATATTTGAAGATGGAATCCTTGTTGCATAACTTCCATGAAATGGATTCGTTCCAACATCATTTGAAGAATCACCTCTATCACTTGATTGTACCCACCCTTTATGTTCTAAATAATCTTGAACTTCTCTGTAAGACCCTGTCTCACTTAAATCTATAAATGCTGAACCAGTCCAACTATTACTCAATCTTGCATTTTCATATGTTGAACCTAACACCCCATTTAGTAAAGAACTTTTACTTGTTTCACTTCCATCTGTGTGTGATGTACTGACTGTATTCCAATATTTTGTATTTGGTGCTGCATCTGCAACATCTAAACTATGACTCATTGCACCTGCAATAAATCTTAATATTTCACTAACATGAGTTTCATTTGTAAAATTATTAAAATAACTTCCCTCTAAACTTGTTTGCCATGCATTTGATGTTGGATATCCATTTGTAATATTATTGGTTATGATACCTGTAGATGAACTTGGTTCAGATTGAGTATAATCAGAATTTATATTTAATGAACCTGTAACTTTTAAATCATTATCTGTAGATTGATGTGAACCTGTAGGTGAGAATATACCAAGTTGTCCATCAATCGCACTTGCAGGTATAATGTTAGTACCACTTAATGAACCACTAAGTGTGAACGAACCTGTTAAGGCGGGATTCAATTGTTTACTATCTATTAATGCCATATTCTTCTACTTCTTGTTTTCTGTCTACCCACCAATCTGTAATTGATTTCGAAATCTTTTTCTTATGTTGAATAGTTTTAGGTTGTTTCATTTTTTCAATCGTATCCAATGTTAATTTTCTATCTGATTGAGCACATGATTTACACACACTATTATTACCCACTGCCCTATCAAAGGCATCTTTTCTCGTATAGGTTAACATCTTACTACACGATGGACACTTTCGGTTTTTCCTATTTTTCCAATGTCGTTTTCTCATACTAATAAATATCAACAAATGGTAAAACCAATGTGGTATTTATGAATTAAATTTTCCCCAAGCAACTATTTCATCATCGGGTGATAAATTATACCCAAGTGAATTAGCATCCATATGTACTTTAAATGTACTACCACTTTGTTGTACTTCTAATGCATCTTGTTCTAAAATCATCCCATTTAAATAAAAGTGAAAATCAGTTATTGATGTTGTAGTTAAATCTCCTGCAGATGCTGTTACTGCCGAAAAACTAGCAGTAGAATTACTTATCGTACCAACTTTTGCGAATTGTTTTCTTAAGTATAAATTTGCTGTTTCTGCTTCTCCACCGAGTACTTGGAATGCTACATTTTCTGTAACAAGAACATTTGTTCTTGCCGAACTTACATCACTACTATTACTAAAAGCGATGATATCACTACCATTTACACCGAATGAACCACTAATGGTTACACTACCTGTTACCTCGTGTATATCATCTAATGTATCACCAAACTTTGTACTACCAGAACTAAAAATAACTTCGGATGAACTTAATTCTGTTAATATCGTACCAGCACTTATACTACCATTTATTGTTGCATTATCTTCGTGAGTATAGTTTTCACTTATTTCTTGTGTATCGACTGTGAATGTAAGATTTGAACCACTTATAAATCCATACCCTAATACCATATTTTGTGAATCATCATTTGGGTTAGGTAAAACAAGAGTTTGATTTTCTGGTTGTGTTACCCCATTAAACTCTACACTTGAACCAGTTGCTACTGATTGTCCTATAGAAAATTCTGTTACTGTCCTATTTGTTGCATCTAACTCACCATTATTAGAAGATACAAAACCATCAGAACCTGATATTACAATTGGGTTTTTAAATTTTAAAATTGGCATTAACTATTCCTATGAATTAAATTTACCAACTGCTAATATTTCATCATCAGATTCTAATTCATATCCAATACCACTGGTATCAACTTGAAGTAAAAATACACTACCACTTTGTTCTATTGTAAGAGCATCGTGTTCCATGTATTGACCATTAATAAAGAATAAGAAATCATTCTCATTAGTATCAGTAAATCCACTTGGTGCAGATGCAGTTACTGCGGTGAAACTTGCAGTTGCTGTACTCAATATACCATTTGAAGATTTATAAAAATTCTTTCTTAGATAGTTTTGTTTATCAGTAACAGAACCTGCTGTAAAACCAGACATTGCTGCTTCTGTTACAAGTG